TATTATTTACAAACGTTGTTTCTGTGTTATCGCAATAAGCCTTAATCGCTGCAACTAGCTCTGTATAGTTCATGTCGTAGAAATGGTTACAGTTCCAACGTGTGCTCGGACTGTGGTGCCGCCATCTGTGTCAGCATTTCCGTTACCTACCGGATCCCAAGCAAATAACCCACGGCTTTCAGTCAACGATATGTCAGGTCTTGGATTCCTTAGAGATTGCGGGTCTGTGTAGTCCCCAATCTTGCCTAAAAAATTTTGTGGTTGGTCTTTATCCCAGACATCTTTGCCAACCAATAAGCCAGTTTTTACGCCTGCACGAAACTCAGGCTTTAAATCAGAAAGCTTGTACCTAAACCCCGTTCGATCACAAAATCCAAAAGCATGCTTGCCGTTTGCGTATCTGCCCATTAGACGCTCCCATACCCACCGGGCACAAATCTAACAGAAGATCTGTCGCGGTCCTCTGACTGTGCAAGATCCCATTGAAACTCATACTCTGCTTTTAAGTCAGCCATTCTGTTGTTAGCCTGCGGGTACTTCATAGACAGTTGATACGCTAGGCCAGCCACCATGCAAGGCAAAAAGCGAAACGGTGCATCCATTGTGTACTCACCGTCGTGACCTACATCCTGAACCCTCCGAAGCTTTTGATAAGCAAACGTGTAGGCTTCATCAGGTGTAGGCCAAAAGTAAGCAACCGGAGCAGCGCGTTGCTTATCAATGTAAATATTTACAGGTCTACCGGATGTGTTTTTGTTAGGCAGACTTGAATACTGAGACACGCTGATACGACTAAGCTGTTCGTCGTTTTGCGTAGCGCCGGACCCTGTTCTAATCCAGTGCTCAATAATATCAATAGTATCAGTAGGCAGTGTTAACGTAGCTGTATCCGCTGTCAACGATGTCGAGACTTGCTCGACAGTCCAGAAGTTTATGCCTCGGTTCGCCCACTCAATCGTTAATAGGTTTAACGAACGAGTCGCTGTCTTCAGATCGTAACCAGTACGAAGCTGAAGACCGCAGCGCTCAAACGCTTCTTCTGCAATCTCTGTAATGTCAAGATCAAATGTAGTAGTGCCAGAGGTGGCCATCTATCCTCCCTTGGGTTAACCGTATTTTTTTTCCAAGACGAGAATAATTGTATACCTGTCGCCGCTACTGTGACCAACCGTAGTAAAAAGAACGTCGCCGTTTTTGCCGCTACCCGCATTGTTGGTAAGCGCCTGCATTTTACTAAAGTCGTAGTGACCAGAGCTAGAGTCGGACACAGTAAAGCAAAGCACGTTAGAGCTTGCGTTCCAAAGAATATCAACAGACATGCCCTCTAAGGCATAAAATATTTGTTGAATTTTTACTTCAGAGCACGCTCTATCGGTTCCCGGTTCTGCGCTAAGCGCTGAAACGTCTACCTTTGCAACCGCAGACTCGCCTGAGCCATCAGAAATATTTGTAAACTTCATGACGGCAACTCTGGGGCCATCAGAAAGTGTTTGTGATGTTACTGCATCAGCCATGTTGTTTTCCGGTGAAAGACCGGGGCCACCCACTCAAGGCAGGTGACCCCATCTATTAATTACGACTGATCTGTAAACGCAGGTGCGTCTGCGCCCTCAGTGGTACCCCAGATAATCCAGTTTGTAGAATCCTTTGCCACGATATTGATCTCCATAAGACCAAAATCTGTAAGGGTTAAGATTGAGTTGGAGTTACCATCTGCGTACACAGACACGTTGTCTGCGTTGGAATCTAGATGAATAACACCACCGATGAAGAAATTAGCATCAGCACCAGTATCAAAAATCAGATTCTCTGTTTCTTCTGCTGCGCCACCGTAAATAAATTTAAATGCTACGCCAGCAGAAGGGCTTGGCAGCGTTAGTGTGCGGTTACCGCCAAGGGCTGGAACTACAACAACCCTGCCACCATGGGTAGCAGCGGTCAACGTGGTGTCAGCGTCTGACAAGGTTACGGGTGAAACCTGCATACCCGAACCATCAAGCGTAAAGGAGGTTGTAAAGGCGCCGGTCGTTGCGTTTTTAGAAACTACTTCAAAGCCGTTCTCTGACCGAACTGCACCACTAAAAGTTGTATTAGCCACAAAAGTACCCTCTTACGAAAGGATTTGTTTTGGGGTCTTCGTAAGTGTCTGCCGGGGCAGTCGCCCAAAACTTTAATAAACCCGGAAATAATTTATATAATAAAAATGGGGCGAAGGTAGCGTTACCGCCACCCCCGCCCCAAATACTACTAAAGCGCTTAGGCTCCGGGTGATCCCCAAATTCCAAGCGGATCCGAAACGCCGAAGCTGTAACGCTCACGCGCCTTGTAGCGAACGTTTCCGGTGTCAAAGTCACCGTCCATGCTCGTTTCCATTGCAACGCGAGTGAAGTGCTTCATTCCATTCGGAACATCGGTCAGCAGGAACCACGCATCTGTATCAGTTAGATAGTGGTTTACAACATGACCTTCGGGAACAACACCCATTACGCGAACTGCGTTAATGTCGTTGTCCGCCGTCCCCGGACGAAGTTCGCTGTCCAGAATGCGCTTAGCGACAAACTGAAGATCGGGCGGAATAATCATCTTGCGAGGACGCGAGGCGATCAATAGACCACGCTCATCCGTCCACTTAGCAATCTGGATAACCGCCGCTTCAAGCGAGGTTTCGTTGAGGTCAACCGCCGTTGCCGGACGGTTGGAGTTTTTACCACCGCTAACGAGCGGGTGACCGTCACCACCTGTGACGCCATCGCCCGACGCAGTGAAGAGGTTAACGCCGTCTCCCCCCTGAAAAGCAGCGGTAAATCCGTTGTTAAGCGGAACCACTGCCTTAACCTGCTTCGTGTACGCCATGCCGCGTGCAAGCGCCTTGGTGTAACGAGCAGACAGAGAGTCATACAGGTTGTCCTCCATAGCCTCTTCGGTAATCGAAAAGCCCATAGCAACCGTTTCATGGTTGTACCGCGCCGTGAACGATTCCTGTGCTGCATCATAAGAAATGCCGCTGCCTTCCGGCTTAACCGGGGCAGAGCCAAAGCCCGAAAGCTTTACTTCTTCTTCAAAAGAACGATCCGAGTTTTCCGTCTCGTAAATCTCGGCATGCTCGTTGTCGTAACCGGCATACTCAAGACCAAACAAAGCGTTAAGTCCGGGTAGAAGTTCCTTGAGAAGTTGTGCGCGTGAAATAGCCATTGATCAATCCCCTTATACGCCAGTAGCGTTTAGATATGAATGATTGGAGGCTGACCCACTCGACGCTGCGTTGAACTTCACAATAACGTCGGGGAAGGCATCACTTGCAGTTGTACCAACAGGGGCAAGGCTGTCGGGTCCGTCAACAAAGTCGAGAATCCGAAGCGGAAGCGTGTTCGTGGTTGCAGGCGTGTTGCCGTCCAAGGCATTCTTGGACTTGCCGATTGCCGTGCTGCCAGCGGTCTGAACAACAGACGCATTTAATCCGCGATCTGTGGTGTTCATTGCTTCATCAGCTTGCATTTGAAATACAACAAATGGGTCGTCAATAACGTAAGCCATCGCATCAGAGGCGACCGTAGACGCAGGCCACTGCGTATTAAAGGTCTTCTGATTGGTCGTGCTTGGCGTATATGAGCAACCCACAAAGATTCCGCAAGTTGTTAGCGCAGTGGTGCCAGCATCCTTCTCAATGTCACCGTCTGCAACAAGCTTTACGAAATCACCATTAAAGATGGCGGTACCGTACCCACTAGCAATCGGCAGTTGCCGAATCTTGGCCGTATATGAGCCAGAAGCGCTAAGGGTACCGATAGGCCGCGCACCATAAGGTGTCGCTGTAGCTGCCATGATTATTACCTAAGTTGTTTGCGACCAATCAGGGTACAACCTTAAGAGTTGCCGCCCCCAGTGGTCACGGTGGTTTTACGTTCGGGCGCGAAAAGCGGCATCCGAGGATCGTTTTCACGCATGAAATTATTGTCTACTGCTTGCATCTGGTCCCGAGCGCGTTTGGCATAATACTCTTGCCGCTGTTGCACGAACTCTTCAGGCGCTTTGCAAAGAAGCAGGCCACCAACTTCGATGCCGCCCTTTGCTGCCCATTCAGAGCCGTGATCGCTCATGATTTGTAACTCGGGATGATCTTCTGCTCGCACTGGTTCCCATCCTTCACGGAACCTTTTAGATGCGTTGGTATTGTCCACTTGTCCAACCATGGCTGTCCTTACCCAACGAAAAACCCAACCGTCTTGCGGTTCGGGGTCTGGTAGAATGGAAGCTGGCTCCCAGTTCTTTTGGCGCTCACTGCTTTCGCGAGTGTCGAGTCCACTTTTTTCTCTTGGTGCGCGATCCTTACTCATGTCAATTCTCCTTGACTAGCTGTGCCGCATACTGCTGCGGACTAAGACCAAGACGCTTCGCGATGCGAACTTGGGTTTGAGTCAGCTTCACTGTGCGTGGTGCTCCTCCACCAGAACCTCTCTTAGCTGGAGCTACTACGGATTTTGCCTTTTGGCGTTGTGCAACGTCGGCATCTTCGCCTTCGTTGAAATAAGAGGGAAATACTTCTCTAACCCTCGAATCAATTAATTGATAATATTCGTCTGTATCGGGGTCAATACCTTCACTAACAATTTTATCATGCACCCCATATGCAAAGCTGGTCATTTCATAGTCGTTACCAAACCATGAATTACCTTGCTGCCACTCTACAGCCTTGGGGTCCGGCTCAGGCATTGGCGCTTCTTGAGCATACTGTTGTTCATACGCTTGAGTTTGAACGTCCATCTGTCGTTGCTGTTGCATTACAGCAGACTTCCAATCGTTTACGACAGCACTCGAAACTTGACCATGATTTGACTCAATCATTTTTGCTTCAATCAAGTTTTTTTGCGCTGTAGCAATTGACTCAGCATCCCCCAACTCGTTCGCACGCCTTAACATATCTTCCGCTAAAGTGACGGAAACCTTTGCTCTTCCTTCTGCTTGGGTGTTCAAAGCAGATTGAGACCTTTTTACAAGCTCTAACAAGCGTTGGTTTTCAGTGTGCAATTGTTGCGTTGCACGAATGGCTTCGTCTGACATTCGTTCAGCTTGTTCTTTTGCACGGCGCTCTTCGTGGTACTCCCACTTCAACTTTTTAATTCGATCCTGTGCACGGCGCCCAACCTTGGCAATTTCTTTTTCATCGCCTTCGCTAGCTTCTGGGCTAACTTCTGCATCTGTATCTGTATTTACATATGGTCGATCTTCTTCGGGTGTATCATCTATTACCTCAACTGCAAGATCGTCTTCACTCTGAATTACATCAGCAGGATCTTCTACGGTATTTTTGACACCAAAAAATGCTTCTTCTTTAGTCGTCATGGTTAAGCCCTTTCAATGCCACGGGGATCTTCAACAACCGCCTCAACGGTGTCGTCATTAATAATGCGGAACTCTTTGCCGTGAATCTTTAAACGGGTGCCACTGAATGCGCGAAAGACCACCCAGTCACCCACTTGGCAATATGGCCCGTTAGGAAAACGACTTGGGTCAGAGTAAGCGTCTGGCCCCATGCTCATAACCCAGCCTACAACAGTAGCAATGGTCTCTTCGTGTTGATACTTGGCTGATTTAATAATGCCGCCTTCCGTTTTTTCATCTACCTCTGGAAGGGCAATAAGCATTTTATAGCCTTTCGGCTCAGGTAGCTGTGACGCTTTCCTTTGAGGTGCGTCTTCAGCTTCGACACCTTCGGTGTCTGTGGCCTCCTCGGCCTGAAGCGTGGTCATTAAGACCTCCGAATTGTAAGTGCGCTACGAATTAGCGGTGCGTCCTGCAACAACAAATAAATATTGAACTAAAATAAAATCAATACTTAGGCATTTTTTTTCCTTGAAGACCTAGCTTTAACCTTTGCTTTATTGCTTAACTCACCAAAGTGAAACAAACGCTGGCTTGTTTTTGTGTGAGTCCTGTTTGTATGCAAGTGACCGTTTGGCATCTTGTGCATATTTCCATTCCACAGGTCGCCATTTTTTGTATAATGATTTACGCCTTTAGCCATTTTTATCTATGCCTCTTGGTTTTTTTTGCAATACTTTTTGGTTGTTTTGAAAACTGCTTTCCTTTTTTTGTGTCTTCGCGTTTCTTGGCCGTTGTTCTGTTGTACTCTTCAGCGGACAGCGCCATAATAGCGCCCTTAGGCAAATAACGCTCTCCAGTTTTTGCGCTAGGTTCACCGCTTTTAGTTTGCCAATCTTGTTTAGTCCATTTCTTAAGACTTTTTTGGCTTTTTTTTAATGACATTTTTTTTCCTAGCCTTACCGTTAGTGTAGCCCCCACCTTTCTTTTCGTATGTGTTAACAAGCAGTTGCGCCTTTCGGGCAGACCACTGGCCGGGTTTTCCACCTTTTGATCCCCTAAGGATCTGATTATAGAGGCGTTTTCTCATTGCAGGTTGAGTGTAGTTACCAGCTTCATTTACCCGTGATTTTGTTTTCTTGGCCATTAGTCCCACTTTGCATTTGGGTCATTCATTTTTTCTTCAAGATCAAGGATTTCTCTTTCCGCCCAAGCTAAACCCTCAATCATTCCTACCATCTGTCGATACTGCTCGTGATCGGTGCATGAACCAACCGACATTGCGTCGGCAAGATCGTTCATTTGCTTTCTAAGTTTTTTTCGTAAAGCGCCAAGAACGCTGTCTGCCATTGATTACTCCCCTTTTAGTTGATCCATTGCGTACTTGTAACCTTCTGACTCCATCTTGTCTTGCTCAAGACTCATTTTAGCTTGCAGTTCTGCTTCCTCAAGTGAAAGCTCTGCCATGTCCACCATCTTATCAGCTTGGAGTTGTTCCATTCTAATCTGGGCATCTACGGCATCCTTCTGTTGCTTAGCAGCAAGTTTCTGTTGCTCAAGACCCATCTTCGCGGCATCGGCCTGCGCCTTGCGTTGTACGTCTTGTTCGCGAATTGCAATCTCACGTTCACGCTGTTGAATGATTGGATCTTGTTGCTGCTGAGCCTGTTGTTCTGCTTGTGCTTGCTGTTGCTTCTTCCCGAGTAACTGATCTGCCGCGTCAGCCACAAGAACGCTTAGGCGCTTTTCAATATCTTGAGGCAATGGCTGGTCCATCGGCGGAAGCGGAACGCCAAGCTCCTGCTCTACTTGGTCGCGGAACTGGAAGCCAAGGTGCTCCCTAATGTGTGCGTCAATGGATGCCATGACAGCGCCACCCATTGGAGAGTTTTGTGCTTCTTGTGAAATCTGCGGGTCGTTCCTAAGGACCATGTGAACTCTAATATGTGCAGCGTGGTCCTGATACTCAAACGCCTTAATGGGCTTGAGTATAAGCATGTTTTGATTCTCAGAAACAGGATCTTCTGGCTGAATCTCGCTAGGATCTGGCACAATCTTATCTGCATTTGGTATGCCGATAAGCTCCATCATTTGCCTGTGCAGTAGCGGCATGTCGTACAAATCTGGCGATTGCGCCGCAAGCTGTAGCGCTGCTTGATACTGCATTATGCGTTGAGATAATGTAGATGCGTTCGGATCTGACACCGGAATAACATCTACACGATCATCAAAGTCTTCAGCTTTGATTGCCTCACCCTCTTCTGTTTCGTATGGGTACGCAGGTGAGGTGTACTTTTTAATAATTCGCGAAAGAATTTTAAATTCTTTTTTAAGGCTTGCATGAATACGCGCCTGAATAGCTGACTGCACTTTCATGGCTCGCTCAAGAATTGCAAGCGTAGTCCCTACCGGCGCATCCTGTCGCATGTCATCAATCTTTACGTCAGCCATTGACGCAAATCTGCGACCTTCTTCTACAATGTTACCAAGCAGTTGGTAAAGAACACCTGAAGGTTCCTTGTATGGCAGGAACGTAATGTTGTCCCGAATAACACCACCGGGCACATCTACATCCCTAAACTCTCCCGGCATGATTGGGGTATCATCACCTTTAATGCGTAAACCCCGAGTCTTTAGTCCACCCGGAAGATTCGATAGTGTGCCCGCGTCTACAAGCTGACGAAGCAGGCTGGTGGCTGATTTCGCCAACCCACCAATCATGTGGATTAGACCAAGGTTATAGAATCCAATTCCGGGCACATATCCATAATCAACGAAATGATGAATCTTCTTTCGCATGGGATCGTCTTCGTCCCAGTTGCGATAAATAGAAAGAATCTTATTCGTTGATTTATCAATTGTAATTACATAAGGCAGCGCAATTCCGTCCGGCGATTCAAAACCGGGTAGATCGTAATCAACATGCATTTCAAGGAGTTGGTGGCGATCATCTTCCTGCCCGGAAAACGACACACCAGATATTTCATCGTACTTGTCTTTTATTACGTCTACCGAGTGCTCTGGATCCCCAAGATCAACATCACGATAAAACCCACTAACCTGAAGCTTACGAATGTGATTCGAGCTTCTGGTCATTACATGCGTATAGCGCTCTGCGGTGTCTAGTGAGCTTTCATCATACGAAATAACAAAGTCTTCTGCTGGCACAAACATGGAGCAGGGCCGGTCCATGGTTGGGTCATAATAAATTTTTCTAAATGCAGCGCCGGAAAGCGGCAAGCTAAACAAAAGCTTTTCTGTTTCTGCACGATACTCCGTCATTACCTCAAGGAGTTGGTAGTTCATGTATTCTTTAACACGTTCTGCCTGTGCAATAACTTCGGGCGTGGTGACACCCCAGATGTGCGCCCTTACTGGACCGCGAGCAGGAAATATTTCTTGAATGGTTTGAGCCTGAAACCGAACAACAGACTCAGACAACAGAGGGTGGAAGACTCCGCAGGCGCCGGGCCATGGCGTAGTGCGGTCCTCCATCTCAAGACCCAAGAGATTAAGCCCTTCTTTGTAAGACTCCTCCCACTCTTTTCGGCTTGATTTATCGTCTTCGTACATAGCAACAAGCTTAGATGCACAATGCATCAAGTCATCGTCTTCCATGTACTCAGACAGGTTGGCATCAAAACTTATTTGACCTAGCCCCATAAGAGTTTCAGAGCCACCAAAGTCAACAGTTACGCCACCATCATCATCTTCAATGACTAAAATTTCGTCAGCAGACTCCATGGAGAACGGGTCTACAATCTCAACACCCATTTCTTCCTCGCCCTCTGCTTCACCAAGAATGCCACTAAAAGCATCCAACATTCTATCAATAGCCATTGTTTAGGCCCTCTTGATTCATTTTAATTTACCAAGCCCCCAAACTTAAACGACGGAATGTCGCTAAGAATTTTTTTACGAGCCTCATCATCTAACATAATAACAACGTTTTCTATTTGGCTAAGCTTTCTCTGTTTTGGAGTCATTAGATCTAACTCAGCAAGCCCTTCGGATGTAGCATTAATATCCAAATCAAATGATATCCCTGTGCCTCTATCTACTGGAAGACCAGATTGTATTTCTAAGCCAAGGCGCTTTGCTTCTTTTTTTAATATATTCGGAAGAACTTCTCCATACCAATTAAGATTCCCTTTCCATCTCGTATGTATTCCGCGTCTTGGGTCGTCAAAATGTGGACGGATGTTCATGCTCAGGCGCAACTGATCTGGCGTAATTATAGTAAACCCTTCCGCGCCCTCTGCCGCTGCTTTTCGTAACAGGTCTTGAATCATAAATCTTGCCCATTCGCTTCCGTTTTTAAACGGAATGTCTTCAGAAGGATTAACAGCTTCTATCAACATTTCGTTGGCAAGCCTTCCAGATTCCAGCATTTCAGTATCAAAATGATCTATTGCGTCAATAATATCTTGTTTGGCTTCAGTGGTCATAACAAGAGATTCACTCATACGTTTTTTTACTTTTTTTGTGTACGAACCAAGCGCGTTTAGCGCGTCTGCTCGAATATCGTCCCTACTATCTAAGTGAGCACTTTTCAAGGCGCTTAGTTCTTTGAACAAGCTTTTTACCTCTTCTGGCACAAACCCACCTAATTCATCCACACCGCCGTTAAGTAATGCATCAGCTCTATATTGGCCTTCGTAGCTGAAGTCTTCAAAGGCGGCCATTTCTACATACCCGTCCATTCGCTTAATAAACTCATCAATAAATTCTTTAGTATAGCCTTCCGAGCGAAGCAGACCTGTTTGTGCAGCTTTTACCTTGGCATCAAAAAATTCACGTTCTGCGTTTCGTAAATCTTCAGACGAATCAACGAGTTTTGAGTGAATACCTTCCTCGCCTGATATTCCCTTAAAATCTCGATCATCTAGTTGAGATCTTGCCTTGCTGTAACCAGAGGTTTCGGCACCGAATCTCTTTTTTGTTTTTCTTTTTGCTTGAGCCGCTCGCTGATGAGCATCGCTTTGCAACTCTTCAACAAAGTAAACCTTTCGGGCGCCTTCCTGTGCATGAGCAATAAAAAACGGGCGCTTTGATACTCTTGCGTGCATAACCTGATTGTCCACACTATCAAAATGACCCGCGCTTCCAGAAACGTCTTTAGATCCTATTTCTTCAGGATCTAAGTAATACACAATTTCTTCGTAAGGTGCGGGCGTATCGGAATGTCTGCTCCCGTGGCGGCTTTCAGGAAAACGGTGTACCGGGTCAGGCCCATACTCAGGCATAAGGCGGCCAACTGTTTTAAGAGGCGATAGAGATTCGGTATCGGAACCTCTGGTTACAGCAACAAGTTTTTGATTTACTTTTGCAGTGAAATCTTCTAAGCTTTGAATTGGGCTGCCAGATTCAAATAAATTTTCAATTGCTACTGCATTTCCTGCGTGTCCCCTTGAAAGTCGTCTTAATAACTGGTCGCTAGTAATACCTTTTGCGGCAATTTCTGGTATTGTTAACTGGGTTCCATCCTTTAATATCAAGGGTTCTTGCATGGTAGATGCCAATAAATCCAACAATGGATCCTTGACGGTACGAATTGCTGGAACTGCTTGTTCGTGTGGGCTAAGCACGCCTCGCTCAAACTGCTTTAAGCGATCAATGATACCCATAAGCCCCGTTGTCTTAGAAAATTCTATATCTTCTATAATATTATCAAACTCTTTCATAGCTTGGTCTGATACTTCTACGCCCTCCCGTAAAAGCCTTTCTGGATAAGTTGCAAGACCGTCACTGTCTGTTAACATTTTTCGAGATATATAGTCAATAACAACTTTAGGGCTTAATCCAACTAAGTCTTCTCTTCGCAAGCCAAAAATTCTTATATCGGATTCGTATCCACCTAGTCTAGCTTCGTGATCTATAGGGCGGCTAGAGGCCATTTCAAACTGCTTTACTATGTCTTCTACAAATCCTGCCCCTAGGGGGCCACGGACCACATCTGTATCATAGACAACATCAGCGGCTCTATCGAGGGAGCGAACTTGTCGGTTTAAAGATCTTTCTGGTGCAAGTTGGCTTTCTGTTACACCTAGCAATTCATCACGACTAATTTTTTGATTTGGGTTTTGAGCATCAAGCCTTTGAAGATGACTTGCAATCTTTTTTATTCCTCCGGGTTTCTTTTTAAGGTAGGCTTCCCACTGGCTCGGAGTCATAGAATGTCGTGGCGCTCGTTCGATTGTTTCAAGCGCGTTTGATCTCCATAGGCCCGGCAACCCAAGTAGCATTTCTCCCGGCTCTCTTTCTAGCTCAAAGCTTGTAGGCCCTGAACCAAGCAGTAACGGTTGCCGAGGAGCTTCCAGCGCCTTACGACTACGCTTACTGCGCTTAAACAGTTCTCTTAGTGCAGCGCCCCCGCCAAGCGGTCCAAGTGCCAAGCCAAGCAGCCCGAACCCGGTTCTTGCCGGATCACGATTTCTTATCCCATACGCAACGTCTGCTGCATCTATGGTGTCGCCAAGTATCGGTACCATGCTCATACCAACTACGCCTGCTGTTCCAGTCGCAGTTTCTGGCATCAGGTACCGATCTACTCGGTCAAGAAAATCGTCTTCTTCCATCTTAATTACTGATCAAGGATTTCAATAATTTGATTTCCAAAGTGCACCCCACTGCTTCCTTGGCGAGGCAGAACTCGGTCTTTTACCCTTGCAGGGCTTGCAAAAAGCTCAACTGGGTACAAGCCAACCCTTGGCTCTCTTATTACATCTGCTACTGTGCGCTCAGAAACTTTTCCTGCATACCGACTTGGTTCTAAAAATTGAACTGCATACTGATCTGGAGCGACCTGTACAATTCTTGTTGGCTCGCCTCTTGCTTGTATTTCGCCAAGTCTGTGCAAGTTGGTATCATCTACATAAAAAGTTTCTGCTGACTCTGGCTTCATTCCAAAATCATCGCCATG